CTCACTTTCTTCCATATCATTTTTCCATTCATGCCATTTATCTAACATCATCGATATTAATAGTCCAATTATTATACCAATGGCTACTCCTACTCCAAAATTTAATTCAAGTGGAATTGAACTTGCTATTATCATTTTTAACTCCTTAATTTAATACTTGAACGACCTCCCGTTCATTTTCCCATTATTCCCAAAAGTATTATATATTACTGTTTATTAATTGAGTCATTTACTGTTGTATTTAGCTCTACTGTTTCTACCGTTTCTACTGTTACTGTTTCTTCATCTGAATCTATTTGAGCTGGTTGTTTTAAAGTCTCAGTATTATATCTTTCACCTCTCCATAGAAATATTCTTAAACTACCATGTTCAGAACTATCCCCTAACATCCCTCTTGCAAATGCAAATGCATCTGAAAAGTTTTCATAGTCTGGATAAGGTGCTATTAATATACCATCATCTGTGAAATGTAATATTTCTTCTTCAATTACATTTTCTAATGGGACTGTTTCAGCTTCTTCTCTAAGGTCAGCAGTAAGTATTTCTACTTGTGTTGGTTCTTCTTGTTCAACTACTTCAACTTCAATAACGACTTCTTCTGCTGGTTCATCGCTTTTGAATATTGTTAAGCTTGCTACAATTAGAGATATAATAAATCCCCAAGCAGCTATCTTTTTGTTTTTACTGTTCATCTTGTTTTTCTTTCTTTGTTTATTGATAAAATAATAACCTTGCACCATCATTTATAACATAATTATCATCTATATCATAAATATAATAATTTCTTAACACTGCATATTTCTTATCATTTGTACTTTGCCATTTACTTCTATATGTATTTGGTATAAATAGAAAATTTACCTCAAGATTTGGGTTTGTTCTTGGCAAAGCAATACCTATTTTATGATTGTTCTTAAATATTGTATACTTTGGTACAGTATGAACTGTTTTATAATGTTCTAATTTTTGACCACTCTTTAATTTCTCAACATCATCATTATAAAATTCATTTTCAAAGAAAGCCCACTTTGCTCTTGGGAACTTTGCTCTGTAGTATTCTATTTTTTCTTCTTGTTTGTATCGAAATCGCAAGAAGCATGCTGTTATTGAACTGTTTCCTATTTTTTCATATGACATGGGTTGGGCTCTCCAGATTTTAAATATTCCTTATGCACTTTAAATGTTTCATTAATTACTTCCTTAGTATATCCTAGTTTTTCAAACGCTTTTTTTCTTGGCATATACGTTAATGGTACATCAGCTAAAGATGGTGGCCTTCCCCACTCATCACACATTATAGTTTGATTTAACCATTGTTTTTTAGTCATTATTTATCCTTATGTTTGCGTATTATAGAAATAATAGGACTTAATCCTGATTTCAATGCTTTAAATTTAGCATCTTTTAATGTTGAAGCTTCGACAACGAGATGTTCTCCACCAACATATTTAACAATATATTCATACATTGTTATTGGTTTACTACTATCATACATCAAAAGACCATTTTGTGATTGAACTTTATAATATATTTTAGTCATTATTTATCTTCATGTTTCATTTCTAAATACTCATCATATGCTTGCATTATACCTTCTTCGTCTTCCATTCCCATTATTTCTATCCTTTTTGCAATAACAATCGTATCATTGCATATGTCACAACATCTACCAGCATTGATAGGTTCAGCGTTATGTCCTTCTGTCCAGTATACTATGTTGGTATTCTTAGTTATCTGCTCATCTATCTTTTCTTTGCAAATAGAACAGTTAAGAGTTACCTTTTTCATTGGGTTATCTTTACTACACTTCATTTGATGCATCCTCATTTTCATCTATATCATCAATCATAGCAATTAAGTATTGACGAGTGTATTTTAATTCTTGGTTATGCTCCATCATGTTTTTTAATGCTTCATGCGGTTTTGAGCCACGACCAATCATATATATGAATAATTCTAAGTCTGTTATGGATATTGTTTTATACTTCGGTGATTGTTTAGTTGTCATGACTGTTTCCTTTTTTTTGCAATATTAACCTTGTTCTATACTGCTCAACATCTTTATCTTTTATGTTCTTAATCATTCTTAAGAAATTACTATAAGGTATTGTGCCAGTTGAGAACATATAATCAAACAACAGGTTATAATGAGTCTCGAGCTCATCAAGTTTAGTCTTTTCCATCATGAGTCTCCCTGTACTTTAGCTATTTGAGCAAATACATTTTCAGCTGTTCTAACCCCATACTCTAACTCAATGAAGACAGCAGTTTGGTTGCCCATAATACTATACAATTTGTTCTTTATTTGTTTAAGAACTTCATCATAAGGACATGTTATCCTTACTCTGCGACCATTATCCATAGTGAACATGGTTTGGTCATACTCTTCTGACCTGAAGTAAGACACATTATCAAGATTGATTGTGTAAGTGTGAGATTGAATTATGATTGTCATTGGTTTCTCCTTTTAGATATAACAACACGCAAACCATTCTTGGTTAGATATGTTATTACTTTAGATGTTTCAGATAATATTTTGCCATAAGACATACAATGCTTTATTAAAATAGTTATAGGTGTCATAGTTACTCCATGATTATTAAGGTTATTGCCCAAGTTAATACAAAAGTGATACATAAAGTGTGTGTGAGCTTGCATTGCTTTATACACCTGATATACCCACGTTACGTGATATATTCTGCTTTATTACAACACAAGCCCAACAACACACAACAAAAGGGGTGTTAACCCCTCACCTAGGTAAGGCTACCGGGGTTCACTGGGGTGGCATCTGGGTCTTCCCATACTAACTTCCAGCCATTAGCTACACATATAGTGTTAAGGAACTGAAGATGCGCTACACCTTTACGTACTATGTCATTCTGACTAGGTATAGAACCAATGAATCGGTTATACCCACGCTTAACATCAGCCTTAGCATGTGCAGCCATCATGTCACGCCACGTCTTCGCAGCACTTTCCTTCACCTCTTCATGTGTGAATTGCTCAGTCATAATAGACTCCTTTGTTTATTGTTAATAGATTCTAATATATTTATATATAATCAAAAATAACGTAAATTCGTTTTACGAAAACCCCCGATAGGGGGGTATATAGGTAAAAAAGGTTGAATATCAAAATGGTGTATTTTTTTTTAGGAAATGACTTGGTCAAATAGTAGTTTCATTATACTTGACAAGTATTTAAATTAATGGGTGGTAGGGAGGGAATAAATAAAGGGGTGAATATTTTAATGGGAAAAAATCGAACATTACGTGATGGAAAAAATAGAAAATTTTTGGCCAAAGTTGGCAATATCGTGGTTAGTAGCCGTGTTCGTTATAATGCCGATTCGACATGTGTCTCCCCTATTGTTCAATTTAATATGTGTAGTTCTTCTTTGGGTGGCGATATACAAGTTAACTATGCAAAAAAGTAAATAAAGTCTTATATTCTACAATGGCAGAAGTAATAAAAGAATTGTTGGAGTTTTCAATTAAAGAACAGGAGATAGCTTTAAAGAGTTTATCTAATGATTGTAATCCAATAGAAATAAATGGAGAAGTGTTTATTATCCCAAAAGAAGTAAATGAATTAATAGACAATCTTTTTTTACAATTACAAGATTTGAAATTTGGAAAAGAAATCAATAAAGGGTAAAGCTCATTATGTCTACGATGACATAGATGAGTTTAAGGCTCATCATCCAAATAGGGTAGTAAAACCAGACTGGCGTGATTCTGATGAGGGTGATTGGGTATTCAGTGATGATGGTAGGATAGTCCAATTACTAAAAGTTAGCAAATCAGTTAAACATCCAAATGATAGGAAGAATTATACATATGCTAAAGGTTGGGTTAGGACAATAGTAGGTAGTTTCATTAATAGATATACTACAAAGATGGATACGGATTTTAGTTCCCATCCAAATAGATATACATTTAGTAAGAGTATAAATAATACAGGCAGAAGAGTTAAGGAAAGAAAGAATGTAACGAGGAAAGAAAGAGAATTCGCAACAAATATAGTAGTAGGAATGGGAGCGGTAGACGCATATAAGAAAGCATATAGTGAATTGTCAAGTAACAGTGCAAGAAAAAAAGCGACTATATTATTAAAACAGGAGAGAGTTATGAAAGAAATAGAAAAATCAGTACTAGACATAGCGAAGAGTCTTGGGATTGACCATGAATATGTTCTTAGTAAGTTAAAAAATCTTGCAGATTATAGTGAAGATGATAATATCATACTTCAGTCTACAAAAGAATTAGGTAAGATAGTTGGGACTGCAGGAAATACAGTAAAACAAAAAGATGTAGGGTTGCTTGGAGTATTTCAAGGATTCTCTCCAGATGAAATTGAAGGAGCCACAAGAGATAATAAACAAATTACGTCAATATCTTTGGAGGACAAATAATGGTTTGCCCTCGATGTACATCAATGTATACAAAAAAAGATGGGAAACGAGCTGGTAAAGATAAGATTAATCAAAGATATAAGTGTCATTCATGTAAATCTAGTTTTTCCATACCAATAGATACTGAAGTAAAAGAATATAATCTATTAGTAGAACCAGGACATATTTTTTCTTATAAGTCAAAAGAGATTATCAGAGTACATTGTCTTACAGATATTCATGTAGGTGCTCATGAGTTTGATTTAAAGAAGTTTTCAGAAGCTGTATCTACTATTTCTAAAGACCCAAATGCTGTGTGGTTTGGTAATGGTGATTTATTAGAATTGATACCTCCAAACTATAAAATATCACAAAGAGGACAATCAGTTTCACCTGATGAGCAATATTTAGCTTTTTTACAATTAGTAGCTCCTATAAAAGATAAATGCTTATTTATTCGTGGGGGTAATCATGATTTTCTTCGTAGCTTTAATATACTGGATTTTGATGTTTGCAGGACTTTAGCTGCTGAGATGAACGTTCCTTACTTTAAATACCCAGGCTATTCACGAATAACTGTTAAAGATAAGGATTGGTATCTTGTTAGTGGACATGGAAAAAGTGGTGCGAAAAATGGTGACCTTGAGTTGGACAAACTTGCAGCTGTCTATTCAGAAGGGGATGTTTTTTTACTTGGGCATAATCACCAACTCTATGCTAAACCAGTGGATTCGATTATGGTTGATGGCGATGAAGAAGCTCTTAAGCGTCGTTGGTATGTAAGAGGAGGTTCATTTTTAAGATATGCTGAGTATGCAAGATATTCTATGTACCCAATTGTAAGAACGGGATGGATTACAATGGAGTTTACAAAAGATAGTGTAAAATGTTGGGAGAATTAATCAAAAATGATATATGGAGGAAGATATTTAGTATTATGGAAAAAAGCTAAAAATGATAAGACTGATGCTTTGATGAGGTCTTTTGATACTACGATAGAAGCTAAATCATATATTCAAGGATTTGTAGAAGCTATTGTTTCTTTTACTAAAGATGCTCAAGAAGATAAATTATTAGATGAGTTTAAAATAGAGGAAGTAAATTGAAAAAGAAAAAAGTTTATTCCAAACATGATTTAAAAAGAGAAGTCCAGAACACAAGAATAGTTGTTTCAATGTTATCGGAAAGATTCTTAAATTTAGAGAAAGTTTTGCAATTGTATATTGAAATGAACAAACATGATAAGAAATTTGAAAAGTTTTTAGATGCCAAATCAAAAGAAAAAGAAAAGAGTTAAGCATATTGGATTGTATGAAGCCCCGGCTTCTACAACATCCGCTTCTTCAATAGGTGTAGAGGATAAATTTCGAGAAGAACATTATATATCAACTCTTATGACTTTGCCTTATGAGGAAATAAAAGGTACAAAAGCTGAAGGCGATTGGCACGATATTCAAGGAGTATTGCATGGTAGTGTATCCAAAATGCCTGAAGATAAAAGAAATATAATACAGAAAACAGCAGATAAGCTTTATGAATCAGGGCCTATTGGTTCTATGGCAGCGGGAGTCGCTGATATATTACCCGGTATACCATTTGTTGATATTATAGACCCTCCTTCTGAACTTTCAGACCCCCAGATGCAAACGTCAAGAAATCTATTAGGAGCTTTAAGTATTCCAATGATGATGTCACAAACTCCAAAAGCTATAGGTAGAGTTGCGACTAATATAAGAGAGCCGTTTGGATATGGAGGTTCTTTAAAGTCAATTAGAGAAAATGTAATGTTTGGAGGTA